ATCACCGTGGAACCCTGGTAGAGTATCGGCTGGCCACGGAGACAATGCGTAATTGACGGAGGCATGATCATGCACGATGTATCGATCAAGATAAACGGTATCAAGGAAGCCCTCGAAATGTTCGACCCCAATAAGGTCGTAGCCGCGGCGAGCAGCGCCATCAACAAAACGGCGGCACAGACAAAAACCTTTGCCTCCAAGGAGATCCGTTCGGAGTTTAATGTCCAAGCCGGCAGGGTCAATCAATTCCTTAAAGTATCAGCCCGATCGAGCGCTAACCTGCAAGCCATCATCGAAGGGCGCGGTCTGGGCATGGCCCTGTCATACTTCGGGCCTCGTCAATCAGGCGTACAGGTCAGCAAGAAGAAAGGCTTTCGATATACCAGGAAGGCCCAGGCATCAGGCGGCCTGAAGCGTGGCGGCACAGTAACGGCGGAGATCAGGAGAGGCAACCGCAAGGAAATCAAGGGCGAACCTAAACCCTTCCTTACGATCTTGAAGTCGGGGCATATAGCGGTCATGCAGCGCACCAGCGATAAACGCTTGCCACTTAAACAGCTACTTGGGCCTGGCATAGGCGGTCTCTTTGGATCAAGGCTATTCATGCCGAGAATAACCACGTTTGTAAATGAGAAATTCGCTCCCATTTTTCAGCACGAATTGGAATGGCGCCTTACCAAATAATCATTGGGCAAGTCCCAGGAAGGGAGAATGATGTCTCAAATAATAGGTATCTATGACGACGGTTTCACAAAAGATGCCCGGGGACGCAACGTAGCGGCGATCCGCTTCCAGATCGTCACCCGCGAGGGCACCCCTGACGACCTGGTTGGCCATTGCCTGCCGGCATATAAGGACGCTGTGGTTAAGAGCCTCCGCCGCCTGGTATTCCAAAACGATAAGAAATCATCTCAAGATCAGACAAAAACCCCATCATCTGCATCATCTCAAGAGGATAATTATAAGTGACCAATATCATTAACTATAATCGGCTTACGAGGATGCCCTATAATCGACGATCGCATCATCCCCCGTATGATTCTTCATCCTTTTTCTCTTTATTTATTTCACTGATTGTTTTCTTCGCCATAACTCCAAGCGAGGGGCGTTTTCCTCTCAAACCCCGCACCCCATTATTCAATAATCATATCAAGTATCTACTGGCTTTCCGACCTCGCGGGTCCTTCCGGCGAGATGGATTCTATACGGCTTCCAAGGTCCCAGATTTCGGGTCCGGGTGAATTATAAATTTCATGAGACTTTGGGACTATGCACATTATGCTAATATATTTTGACATCGGAGCCAGGGGCAGCGAATGACTGACGAAACCACGGACGACATCCGCAAACAAGTGCAGGAACGGGTGGAGCAAGAAGCGGCTCAGGCGGGTGGACCGCCGGGGAACGGCAAGCCGGAGATTACAAGCAAGTTCATCAACGAATGTCTCTTCGCCAACGAGCTGGGCGACGGCGTTTTTTATGCCACCCTGTTCAGGGATCAATTCCTTTACTGCAAGAACACCATGGAATGGTTCAAGTGGGCCGGGCACTGCTGGCAGCGTGACACCATGGGTTGCTCCCTGGCCGCCGTGGAGCAGGTCGTCGAGCACTACCTGGCCGAATTCAAGCGCGTGTCGGATGAATTGACGACGATCCTGGCTGCAGGGGAAAGTGCGAAATCGGATGTAGCCGTGAAACTCAAAGACAAAAAGGATGCCCTCCTAAAAAGAGCAAGTCACCTCCGGAGCACCCGCCGGCGCGGCAACTGTCTGGAATTCGCCCACACCACGGAGAACCCCATCGCCATCACCGGCGAGGAATTCGATAACCGCCCGATGCTCTTTCCTTGCGCCAACGGGGTCATTGATCTGGAGACGGGCCGCCTGAAGCCGGGCCGCCCAGGCGATTACCTTTCCCTGGCCAGCCCGATTGAATTCCTGGGCATCGACACCCCGGCGCCAATCTGGGAGAGGACGCTCCTGGAGATCTTCGCCGGCAAGGAAAACCTTGTCGCCTACCTTCAGCGCCTCCTCGGCTATGCCATGACCGGCCTGGTCAAGGAAAAGGTGTTCCCCGTCCTCTACGGACCCACCGGGTGGAACGGGCGCAGCCTGATCATCGAGACGGTCAGCCATGTCATGGGAGCCATGGCCGGGCCCATACCGTCCGAAATGTTGCTCTCCCAGAAGTACGCTAAAAGCAGCTCCGCGCCCTCGCCGGACATTATGTCCTTAAAAGGCGTCCGCATGGCCTTCGCCTCCGAGATCGATGAGGGCCAAAAGTTCAGCGCCGCCAAGATCAAATGGCTGACCGGCAAGGATGAAATGGTAGGCCGTAACCCCCACGACAAATTTCAGACACGCTTCACCCCGACACATAAGCTGTTTTTGATGACCAATACACAGCCCGAGGCCCCGGCGAATGACAAAGCATTCTGGGAGCGCCTGCACCTGATCCCCTTCACAATATCCTTTGTCAATCGAGATCCCCAGGAGCCCTATGAGCGTCGCGCCATCACCGACCTCGATCAGCAGATCCGCGCCGAGGCCCCCGGCGTTCTCGCCTGGCTGGTGCGCGGGTGCCTCCTTTATCAGCAACAGGGATTGAATCCGCCCCTGGAGATCACAGCGGCAACGGAGGAATACCGACGCGGGGAAGATGTCCTTGCCGATTTCATCGACGAATGCTGCATCCGGGAAGACGGCGCCAAGGAAAAAGCGAACGTTCTCTATAAGAGATATGTCACCTGGTATCACGACAACATCGGCGAAAAAGAGCGGACCGGAACATGGTTCGGAAAGCAACTCAAACAGAAATTCAAGAAGACGAAAGTCAACGGTTGCGTCACTTATCATGGGATCGCCCTAAAGGATCAGGATCAACAGGGAGAGATAGACACTTAGACCCGAGTTTAACCAACAAAGTTTATAAATATGGAATTCACGAACAAACACAGAGGAAACCATCTATCCATCCCTAAAACCGGGAAGGCGATGGAAGCGAAGATCACGGAAATTGTCGCCGGTCATTTTCAAACCATCTACTCACGCTGGTTTTCGTATTTTACCGGATGCGTCATAACATGCGAATATGTTTCAGGGATTGCGGTTGATAGTCTGGTTGAGGAAATTTCAGGGGGAAGCGTGGATAGTTTACGCCTTCTCTAATTCCCTGCAATCAAAAAACACTTCTCGCATGTATAAATATAGGTAAACTATCCACGCCTCCCTTAATAAGGGGAACCATTAAACATAAATATAATATATATTGTAATGAAAATAAATAGTTATAAAAAAGAAAGAGAAGAAGAAAAAAAGGAGCAGGTAGACGGTTTGAAAAGTTTAACGCACATCGACCTCTTTTCAGGAATTGGCGGTTTTTCCTTGGCGGCTCAATGGGCAAATATTGAAACAGTGCAATTTGTGGAGATAGATTTATTTTGCCAGAAAGTATTGAAGAAGAATTTTCCAGAGGTTCCAAAAATTGCCTATGAGATTATGAAGGCAATCAAGGATATATCATGAACACCCTGGACCTGGCGTCAAAAGTGAGGAGGATGAAAAAGGTCTCCAACACCAACTGCGGGGAATGGCAGGGGCCGTGTCCGGGGTGCGGCGGCGAGGATCGGTTCCATGTCTGGCCGGAGCAGAACGACGGCAAAGGGGGCTATTGGTGCCGGCAATGCGGGAAATATGGTGACAACATTCAATTCCTGCGGGATTTTGAGGGGATGTCATTCGTTGACGCCTGCGATTATCTCAATATCCCCCTGCCTGAGCGCGGGAATCCCTCCGCCGCGTCTCGAGGATCGGCGCCTGGCGGGAGGAATACCACCCTACCGCCCCAGCGACCGAAATTCATCCCGAATGAGCACGCCGCCCCCGCCGATGTATGGCAGGAAAAGGCGCTAAAGTTCGTCGCCTGGGCACAGGGGAACCTCGCCAGGAATGATGAGGTCCTCGCCTGGCTGTCCGCACGCGGGATCAGCGCCGAGACGGCCGTCAATTTCCGCCTCGGATGGAACATCGGAGAAGACGGGAAAGACATCTATCGCGCCCGGCAGTCCTGGGGGCTCCCCGAGGTCCTCCGCGACGACGGACGCCCAAAGGCCCTCTGGATTCCCCGTGGCCTGGTTATTCCGCACATCGTTGATAGCGTCATTTATCGCATCCGCATCCGTCGCCCTGAAGAGTCCGGTCCACGATATTATGTGCTGCCTGGGTCGTCCATGTCCATTATGACCATCGAACCGAGTCGCAGGGCCTTTGTGGTCGTCGAATCTGAGCTTGACGCCATAGCAATCGCCGCCGCCTGCCCTCTCGCTGGCGCTGTCGCCCTGGGCTCTGTGGCGGCCAAACCAGACGCCGACACGACCGCCACCCTCCGGGGTGCTCTCCAGATCCTCAATGCTCTCGATTATGATGCCGCCGGAGCAAAAGCCATGACCTGGTGGGCGGATCAATTCCCAAACTGCGAACGCTGGCCGGTCCCAAAGGGAAAAGATCCCGGCGAAGCCGCCCGGTTAGGGGTAGACCTGAATTCCTGGGTTGAGGCGGGGCTGCCGCCGGTGCTGACCATCGGGCGGACAGGGGCGAAGGATCGGGATGTGACAAACGGAGCGGTAAACAGCGGATTAAACCGGGAAACAGCGGCAGAAAGCGGCAAAGATCAGGAAAAACAAGCACAAAACGCGGTTAAAATGGCAGAAAACAGACAAAAAGCGGAGGATTTGCGGGCGAAAGAGGCGGAAATAATCGAGAAAACGGGCCTTTCGCCCCTGATTGTCGAGCTTCGGGACCTCCTCCGGAACAATCCGAGAGTTAAAATAATCAACAAACCCGACCGTTTTACGGTCCTGCGTGACGACAAATACGTCGGCGGACGCATAAACTACCTTGTTTTTCGAGAGGAAATTGTAACAACCTATATTTTAAACCATCCCGCCGAGGAAATCGACGGGTCAAACTTTATAATTATGAGGAAATAACATGGCGAAGAAAAAGAGTAACACGACGACAATCTTGGTTCCAGATCCACTGCGGAAATCCGTCGAGTTGGCCACGGGCGGAAAGGGCACGGTGCTCTATACGAGCAAGGGATATCCAACGTACATGACCATCGTTCCGTCGTTCAATTGCGAGGATGTTGCTGATGATCTCGGCACCGGCAAGCACCCGGCGTTTATCGTTGATGGCGTCGATAAAAGCGAGATCTTCATCGCCACCTATCAGTCCATCATTCATGACGGTCAGGCCCTTTCCCTGCCCTACCAAAGACCGCGCACGTCGATCAATTTTAACGATGCTAAAGCGGCCTGCATTGAGGCCGGACCCGGTTTTCATCTGATGACGAATTGGGAGTGGGCCGCTATCAGCTTTTGGTGCATGAAGAATGGATTCTTTCCGCGCGGGAATACTGATTATGGAAAATCTCATTCCCATCCGGACGAGGTTGGATTGAGATCCAGAGATTACGGAATTACCTTGACCGGATCCGGACCGGACACCTGGCGGCATGATGGAACAATGTCCGGCATATCTGACCTGGTCGGCAATGTGTGGGAGTGGATAGACGGTCTGCAATTGATAGACGGCAAAATCAAAATGCCATCCGACAACAATTTCTGTCAGCCTGAAAATAAATGGCCAGATGCCGGAAGCAAGATAGACGCCGTGAACGGGATCCAGATTTCCGACGCTATCACTAAGCGCGGGTGGACGTCGCAATGGTTCAGGGACATCGCCGCAAAAGAAGGATACGACGTTCCCGTTGCCCTCAAACGGGCGCTGCTTTGCCCATGCGATGCGATTGCCGGAAAATCTGAGATACCTGGTTACGTCTGGGCTGATAATAGCAAGAAACAGAAAAGTGCGGCCTTACGTGGTGGCAGCTTCGGCGGCGGGGGGCTCGCTGGCGTTTTCTCTCTCTACTTGCTCTTCGCCCCGTCCCTCTCGAACTACACCATCGGTTTCCGCGCCGCAAAAATTGAATAATCTGTAATCTGTTTATCTGAGGATCTGTTTTATGGGTATGGGCGCAAGAATCTAATGATCAACAAGGAAGCGTTAGAAAAACTTTTGGCGAATCAGCCGCCGGAGATCCGGTGGAAGGGAATCCTTCTTTTCAACGGGATGTCGGCAGGGGCCCGCGCCTATCAGACAGAATCATCAGCAACAAACTTGCGGAACTGGCAGGCGGCGGAAGCGGCCATGACCGCCTTTATCGAAGGACTGGACCGCCGCGCTGCTGCGGATGCTGAACAGTTTAGCACATTGGCCGACGTTCTTGATTATTTAAAGGACGCCGGTTGGAAAGCCACGAAAGCCACGCTTTACCGCCACAAGGATGAAGGCAAGATTTTGCCCCGGCGCGACGGATCTTATTATTTCAGGGACGTTGAAAAATATGCCCGGACCTTTCTCAAGCAACAGGCCACAGGTAAGCGTATCCAGGAGCGTGTCGATGAATTGCAGCGCAAGAAACTGGAAAAGGAACTGCAAAACCTGGAATTGGAGATATCCCGCAAGACATTTGCCCTGGAACGGGATCAAGAAAAGTATATCCCCAAGGAATTGATGGACATCGAACTTGCCGGGCGG